TTGGTCGATGATTAACTATGAAGTTACAGAATTTCAAGTCTTTGGAACTGCAACTATTGTTGATGTCAATTGTCACTGGACATACGTTGTTTTCTCGACAGGCGCAGTTCAATACAATCCAGCCGAAGCCTTTGGTTTCTTAGAAAACACTGATACTTATGTTATTGAAAGCCAACCTGCAACGCTTAATAACGTTGTCCACATGGCTAAGAAAACAACGGTTGCTCCGGCATTTTATAGCTATAGGTTGATTGCAAATACAACCGAACCCGCTCTGGGTATTAGGCCAGGACAGATATGTATGTCTGGTGGATCTTCTATTCAAACACCGAATTCAATTCTCGTTGCTGGTAATGATCAATACGGTAATGGAATACAGAGCGGAGCGAATACAGTTGATTGTCCTGGTTCACGAGTTAGTTTGTGGCGAAAGAACTTAGACGGTTCTATTTGCCTGTGCCGTTCTTATCAATTCAATAAATTAATCTCATTTGGTAATGGCGACAAGGTTCGCTTTTCCGAGCTTACTGAAAGATATAAAGGCACTAATGGCACTCCTAATATTCCAAGCCCTGGAGTTATGGAATCTGGGGCACAATATCTGCTGTCCTATGAGTTAGACTTTAAACTTTCTGCTTACACACTCGATGAAGAAGGTGATCCGCATTATGGCGATCATCGTCTAGAAGACGTTGGTCATCCTGTTGCTGCTACTGATGCAGCGACCAAAGGCTATGTTGATTCAGTTACTAGTGGTGGCTCTGACTTACCTTCTTACAGGTTTGCATCTAAAGAAATGGCAGAACTAGAAGCTGGTGAGTTCTCTTGTTTTGACAGTAACGATAACCTCACGACAACTGTTGGGGCTATCAGATCAATTATGTGGAAAGGTGTTGACAGAAACGGCAACAGACCGATAAGAGATAAAGACGCTATTAGTTATGATGGTAACCTCAATTCAGCTTTCTCTATGTTAGTTGATAATGGTACTAAGTTAATTCTTAGAGTTACAATGAGTCAAGTTGTTAACGGTCACCCCAAGATAGGTTACAACGCTCTCCTTGACGCTTACTACATATATTGGAGTGGTGGTGATACTACTGTCAAAGCGTCTAACATAAATGAGATAACTAACTCTCAGATAGTTTCATTCCACTGCCCTGAATTGTTTTTCTAGTAAACACTTTTAATTAACTATGACATTTAACGACAATCTTGCCGCCCACTACGCAAACGTAGAACAATCTAACATTATGAATTCTTTCATTAAGTACTACATCGATAGTGAACTGGTGGCGCTGAAGAACCTGGTTCTGGATGCACCTCCTGAGACCCTCGATACATTGAATGAGCTCGCAGCGGCCATTGGGGATGACCCTGCTTTCTTCTCCAGCATGTCTTCTGCTAACACCACTCTGCAGACTAACATCGACAATCTGGCTGCTGCTGCACAAACTGCACGTGACCTGATCCAAGCTGATGTTGATGCTAATGAGACTGCTGCTGCTTCTGCTCTCTCCACTGAGACTAGCAACCGTGTAGCTGCTGTCGCTGCTCTGCAAGCTCTGATTGATGCTGCTCAGACTGCTCGTACTACGATGCAAGCTGACATTGATCAGAATGAAGCTGACTGTGATGCAGCCGATACTGCTCTTTCAGGACGCCTTGACGTTCTTGAAGCAGATCCTACAACTGCTACCGCTGTGGCAGCTGTCCAGGCAGACGTGGATCAAAATGAGACGGATTCTGACGCTGCTGATGCTGCTCTATCCGGACGTCTGGATGTGTTGGAAGCAGATCCGACGACGGCAACTGCTGTTGCTGCTGTACAAGCTGATGTAAATCAAAATGAAACTGACTCCGATGCTGCAGAGGCTGCGCTTTCTGCCCGTCTGGACACTCTGGAAGCTGATCCCACCACCGCAGCTGCAGTTGCGGCTGTTCAAGCGGACGTGGATCAAAACGAAAGTGATGCAGATGCAGCCTTGGCTCTCAAGGCTCCACTAGCTGATCCTGACTTTACTGGTGTGCTGGAAGTTGACACCAACGCTCGTTTGGAGTTTGACTCTAACCTGACCAAGGTCCACAACGTCTTGCGTGGCACGAGCATTGAAATCGGTAACAACATTCAACTTAACCCTGCTGCTGCAGGTGGTCGTGTTGAAGTGTCTGGTGGTTTCTTTGTTGACCTGACTGAACTTGGTGACTATGCTAACGACGGTGACGCTGCTGCTGGTGGTGTTGTCGTTGGTCAGTTCTATCGCCATAACAGCGACATTAAAGTGCGTATTTCCTAATGTTTGAATTCGGGATCCCAGTAATTTTAGCTGTGGTTTCCGGTCTAGGTGCAATTACCACCCGATTGCACAATCGTATCCATGAACTGGATAGACGGTTGGATCACACTGAACTCCGTATTGCTGAAAACTATATTAGTAAGACTGAGTTCAGTGCTGCCCTAGAACGAGTGGAACAACACATGGTCAGGATTGAAAATAAACTTGACCGCCTAGCAAATTGTGACAGACAATGATCGCCCTTATTAAACCTATTCTTTTCGCATTTATCAAGAGTGCTGCTGTTAAAAAGCTCATTATTGACCTTCTCACTAAAATTGCTGAGCAGACTGATAATGATCTTGATGACACTGCAGTGGCAGCTCTTTCGGTTGCGCTCAAAGTATGAAGAAGAAAGCCACAGAAGACCAGTTTAATGAACTGCATAATCTTGTGACTAAGGAGTTCCTCGCCCGTATCAAATCGGGTGAGGCTTCTACCCAAGATCTCAAAGCAGCTTGTGACTGGCTTAAAACTAACGACATCAGTGGTGTTGCTACAGATGGTAACGCTCTGAGTAAGCTTGCTAATATCCTCCCTGAAATTGACCCAGAAATGGTACAACGGAGGTTATATGGCAAGTCGAACATCTGAGTATTATAAAAAGAACCCTGAGGCCAGGCGTCGTCGTCTGAAGCAGCAGGCGAAATACAACAAGAAGAAATCGTCTAAAGATAAGCGTGTTGAACTTAACCGCATCAACAGACGGAAAGGCACTTATGGTAATGGAGATGGACTCGATGAATCGCACTGTAAAGGTGGAGGCACTCGTCAAGAGAAAGCTTCTAAAAACAGAGCGAGAAATCGTGGAAAACTCAAATGCCGTAAGAAATGACCCCGTTACTTCCTAACCCTGATTACTACATTGCACACCTAATAACCATGACATCCTCTGAAGCAACACGCCTTTGGAGGCGTGCTATCAAAGAGTCTTTTGACTGTACATGTGTTTATTGTGGAGAAACCTATGATTACAATGACCTTACTATTGACCATGTTCACCCTCGCTCTCGTGGCGGAGAAACTATATCAAGCAACTGTGTACCAGCCTGCGTTCAATGTAATCAGAGTAAAGGAAGTGACAACTGGGAAGACTGGATGCTAGCTAGATTTGGCTTGCATCCTGAAAGAAAACAACGTATTTTAGAACACATTAGCTAATGGCAACACCCCAATTACAGATAGGTGAATCAGCTAGAGTAAATGATCAAGAGAAGTTTTGGTCTGGAGAAAACTATGGTTGGCAATCAAAAGAACAACACGATAAGCTAAAAGAAGAAGGCAAATTTAAGTTTGGAACACAAGCACTAGATAGAATTCAATCCTCTGCAGTTAATGCAATAGGAGGCGAGAACCTTGTCAAAATGGCACAAGGTTTTAGTGCTGTATCTGAACCACTTTCTAAAGTATTAAAATTTAATCCTCAGCTTTCTGGTCTTTATCAAGCACAAGAAAATGTAGGAGAACTAACTAGTCAAACTTCTGGTGCTGTTTCTGATGCTCTTAATGTAGACAAACGCATTACTGACACTGCTGCTGTAGCTGCTGAAGCCTTTCTGACTGGTGGTGGTCCTGGTGCTACTAAACGTGCTGCTGGCAAACTTATGCAAGCTACAGACACTTTAATGCAACCTAACTTAAAGTATAGTCTTGCAGGTGCTAGTGGTGATATAGGCACTGTAATGCGTATTACTCTTAAAGATCCTGAAAACATACCTCGTGGTATTGGTCAAGGTTCTGCTAGTGGTCCTGAATTTGGTCCACAAGTCAAAGCATTCTTTGATAGAAGAGAAAAACTACGTCAACAATTAAAAGAACAGATGGCTAGAGGCAGTAATCGTGCTAAGAAAACTGTCAAACAAACTTATAACGATGTGTCTACTGGTCCATCTCGTGATCCTCTTGCTGATCCTGAAGCATACAGAGGTGAAAGCACTAGCAAATACTTTGATCAATACAGAGAGCCTAGTGTTATTGACCCTACAAAGATGCAAGAGCAACATCATTTGTTCCCCAAACAAGAAACTCATGCTTTTGTTGAGCGTATGATTGAGTTAGGTGATGAAGATGATGTGTTAGCTATGTTTATTATGGCTGAGGATATGGATGCTACTATGGGTGGTCGTCTTTCTAATATGCTAAATATGGAGCAACCTTCTCATAATGTGCTTCATGAAAGCCGTAAATTTGATGGTAGACAGCTTAAACAAGCTGATATGAAGAAACTACTTCAGAAAGCTAAAACTACTGACGAATTAATGAGCATGTTTAGGAAATATGTAACTGAAAATGTTATTCCCTCTAAAACAGAAGCTAAAGCTATTGAAAAATTATTTAAAGACCTTAAATATAATACAGAAGCTATAGATATGCTACGAGATAAAAACATGCGCTCCTGAGCCTCTCTAAGGGGCTCTCCACCCTTCCACGCTAGATTGTACCTATGGACGTATTAACAGCCCTTCAGGGCGATTTTAAGCTATTCTTACAGGCCTTATGGGCTGAACTTGACCTACCATCACCAACTCGTGCACAATACGCTATCGCTGACTACCTACAACACGGACCTAAGCGTCTACAAGTCCAAGCCTTCCGAGGTGTGGGAAAGTCATGGATTACTGGTGCTTTTGTGCTTTGGACTTTGTTTAACGATCCGGAAAAAAAGATTATGATTATCTCCGCTTCGAAAGAACGAGCAGATAACATGTCTATCTTCCTACAGAAATTAATCATTGAAACAACATGGCTTCAACATTTGAGACCGAAAGCAGAAGACTCGAGATGGAGTCGTATCTCTTTCGACGTGAGTTGCTCACCACACCAAGCACCTTCAGTAAAGAGTGTTGGAATTACGGGTCAGCTTACTGGCTCCCGTGCAGACCTGATGGTTCTGGACGACATCGAAGTCCCAGGAAACAGCATGACAGAACTCATGCGGGAAAAGCTTTTGCAGCTTTGCACGGAAGCAGAATCCATTCTGACTCCGAAACCAGATTCCAGGATTCTTTTCCTCGGTACCCCGCAAACCACGTTTACAGTTTATCGCAAACTAGCTGAACGTAATTATCGACCCTTTGTTTGGCCTGCACGCTACCCTAGAGACCAAGCTAAGTATGAAGGTCTACTAGCACCTCAATTAGTAGAAGATATAGAACAAGGTGCTGAAAAGTGGACCGTAACAGATCCCGATCGCTTTGGAGCTGATGACTTACTTG